GACAGATAGAACTTACTATGATGAGCTTGTTGAGTCAGGTCAAGTAGGTTATTCTATTGAAGGCTTTTTAGGTATGAAATTATCGGAACAAATTAAATTAAATACTATGAAATTACCTGATGGAGAGCATCTTATTGAAGGCAAAATCTACATTGTTACAGATGGAGAAGTTGTTGAGATTAAAGATGTACCAACCGAAATGACTGCTGACCCAGTAGCTGAAGAAGAAGAAGCTGTAGCGGCTGAAACACCAGTAGCTGAAGAAGAAGAAGAAGAGGCAGACACAGCAGTGGCTATGGCTGTTGACCCAGCATTAGATGCTGAGGCTATTATCTCTATTGTACGCCCTTTATTAGAGGAGCACATGAATTCAGTTATTGCTATGATTGCTGGGTTGAAAAATCAAATTGAAGAATCTATAGCAGTAGAGACTGAAGAGGAAGTAGCTAGTGTAGCATTGACTGCTCACGAAAAATTTAAAGAATTTGTAAAATTTTCAAAATCAAAATAAAATGAATCGTAATTTAAAATTCAACTTGGACATTGACGCAAATGCGTTATTAGCTGCCAACCCTGAGGAGTTCTATTCTAAGGCATATTTGTCTAGTCCTGATATCCCAAACAACTTTAGAACTTTACCAGGTGTAAAATCTAAGACCAAATTAGCAAATGTAGTATTTGGTCAAGTATTGCAAGCGTACAACTGTGCGTTTTCTCCTAGTACAGATGTACTTGATGCTATTGACATCGATGTATGTTCTTTATCAGCAATGGCTGAGCTTTGTCAATTTGACTTAGAGCAATCATTCTTAGCATTGCAAATGACTAAAGGGTCTAACGGTGACTTCACTGTACCTTCATTCATGTCTTACTACTGGAATGAGATGTCAATGGTAATTGGTCAAGATATTGAGTTATTAAGATGGCAAGGTAATGATGCATCTGAGGATCCATTATTATCATTGTGTACTGGCTACTTATTTCCAATGTTCTATGATGCGGCTATCACTGGCTTGTACGATGGTGTAGTAACTACATCAAATGTATTGACTGTAATGGAATCTGTATTGAATGCGGCTCCTAATGCTATTGTACGTAGAAAAGCTGACTTAAGATTTTATGTGTCTACCAATGTAGCTAACGCTTATGAGTTGAAAGCGGCAACTGGTAACACTCAAACTTATGTTACTTTACCTTTAGGATTGACTTTCTTAGGAATCAATGTAGTGACTTGTGAAGGTATGCCTGACAACACAATCTTGTTGACTTTGAAAAACAACCTAATCTATGCATTTGATGCTGAAGGTGATTCTAAGGCTTTAAAAGCAATCAACTTATCTGACTCAGTTGCTGAGCCAGTGTTGAGAACTCGTGCTAACATGAAGGTAGGTTTCCACTACACTAACCCATCTGAGATAGTGTTGTACAACGCATTCTACATCTAAGACATATAAGGGAGGTAGTAATATCTCCCTATTTTTTAACTTTAAAATATAAGAAAATATGTGTGATGCACTTCAAACCATCCAGAAAAGTTGTGACAACAACACTGGTGGAATTTATAAATTTTACGTCAATCTACAAGATAATGTAGACATGACAACCTTGTCAGTTGACCCAGCTAATGACTACCTAATTGACGCACTTGACTTAGTAGGTGGAGCTGACCCATTCATTGAATTTGAATTCAGACGTAACACTTCAGGCTACACAGAAGACTCAAACATTGACTTGATCAATGGCTCTTCATTTGTTACTCAGACTATCAACTTGATGTTTCACAGACGTGAGTCAATCAAGTCTAGTGCTATCAAAGTGTTAGGCTCAGGTCAACAATACTTAAGTGGCATTGTTCAAGATGCAAATGGCTTATATTGGTTTTTCCCATTCTTGCAGTTGACTGCAACTGGTGAAGGCTCAGGTGTATCTCGTGCAGATGGTAGTAAATATTCAATTACGCTCCTTGCGGAAAATGAGTTTTTGGCATATCAAATGGAAGAGTCAGTAGTGACAGCTTTATTGGTGGCTCCATAATCTATTCTTTTCTCCATAGATAAAAAGGCCTTGCAGAAATGTAAGGCTTTTTTTTAATTAAAATTTTCTCTAAGTACAATATAGGTATGATATATCTTGAGAAAGACTCAACTAATAGCTTTGTACTGACCTTAACAGAAGTCACTACACTATCAAATGCTTACTATTTGTTTGAGTTCGAGGATGAGTTTAACACAACACCCAACCCTATCTATTGGCAAGGTGTTGATACTTCATTGTGGCCTTCAAGATTTAACCTATTCACTATTGAAGACCCTATCGACATTGACTTTATTAAAGGTCAGTATAGATATAAGGTCTATGAAAGCTCTGTCCCTACATTAGATCCAGTTGGATTGACAATGATTGAAGAGGGTAGAATGGTAGTGGCTGGTGCAATTATTAACTCAATATACGACTAATGGCTTGGTATAACAGATTCATAGGCACTAAGCCTCAGACAACAACAGAAGTAGTAGAAGGCTACCAGTCTTTCTCTACACCATTTGGTAGAGTAGGTGACGCTAACTTATCACTACCTTATGTCAATGGTAGATACCAAATAGCTGGATATATTCCATTTGGACAAGATAACATGTTCCCTGAGCTACTTAATCAGCTCTACTACACATCACCTTTACATGGTGCAATTGTAGACTTTAAGACCAACTCAGCAGTAGGTGGTGGCTATACTCTTAAGAGTGAAGGAATGACCAATGAGGACAAGCTCAAGCTGTACACATTTGAAAAGAAAATAAAACTTGGCAAGGTAGAAAGAGCAATTGCTCAGCAGTTGACTGTGCATCACAGAGTATACTTCAAGTTGTGCTATAATGCTAAGAGAGAGCTGTATAAGATTTATAATGTATCACCTGAGAAGGTCAGAATCGCTAGAGATAAGCAGACATATTTTTTATGTGATGATTGGTCAGCTAGAATTGACGTAACATCTATAAAAAGATACCATCCTACTAACTCAGACCTAGAGCAATTGTATGTGTACGAAATTATGACACTAGGTCAAGAATGGTATCCACTACCACAATACACTAGTGCTCTTAACTTTGCGTTTCTATCAGGAGAGTTGAGCTATTTTGCCAAGTCAAACATACAAAACAGTATCTTTCCTTCATTTGCAATGATGTTCCCAAAGAGACCACAGTCAGAAGAGGAGAAGTCAATGATTAAACACACTATTGATAGGCTTAAAGGTGCGGCTAATGCTGGTAAGGCAGTTGCATTCTTTGCTAACTCAGCTGACCAACTACCTAAAATTGAATCACTACCTACAAATGGCAATGACAAGCTATTCCATGAGGCATCAGCTTTGAATACTGAACAGATTTGTTTTGCTCACACTATTGACCCTATCCTTATGGGTGTTCGCACTACTGGTTCTCTAGGTGGTGGAGCTGACATTAAGCAAGCATACGTAATATTTGAGAAAAATGTAGTAATGCCATTGAGAACTCAAGTTGAGGAGATAGTTAATGAGCTTTTAGAGATTGCTAAGATACCAGGTGAATACACCATTAACAATTTTCAAATTATCAATGAGACAATTGTGGAGATTGAAGGTGATGCAAGTAAAACAGCTGATGCAATTAACTCACTTAGTCCATTGGTGGCTACAAAAGTACTTAATGCAATGACACCTAATGAAGTGAGAGCTCTTGCATCCTTACCCCCTATAGAAGGTGGTGACGTAATGCCAACTGAAACACCAACACTATGATCTATTTTATAACAGAAACCTATCTTAAGGTCAACACACCAATAACAGCCAATGTAGATGTGACTGATGTGACTCCATACATAGCAACTCAGGCACAGCTTAGAGTAATGCCTATCTTAGGGACTACTTACTACAATTATCTACTTGCTGCATACAATGCTCAGACATTAACAAATGATGAGGAGGTACTTGTTACCTTCATTCAACCAGTAATTGCTTGGAGAAGTGCAGAAGATGCTATCTTTGGATTGACTTATCAGTTAAAAAACAAAGGACTGCAGACTCAATTTGGTGACTATTCAGCATCAGTGAGTAGAAATGAGGTAGCATTTGGAATGGAGCACTACGCACAAAAGGCTTCATTTTATGAGCAGAGACTTATCAGATACTTAATAGCAAATAAAGACCTTTATCCTGGCTTCACAGATGCCACTAACAGAGACACTGACCTTAGACCAATGATAGACCAATGCTCTTGCAATTGTGTTGGTCAATGTCATAGTGGATGCCCTTGTGGTGGGATGAGAGAAAATGGTTATAATAATTCAATACTTATTTTGTGATGGAATTCAACGAGATAGCATTTACAATTATTACAGTTTTATTATCAGCTATAGGATACTTTCTTAAAGGTGTACATAGTGAAATTAAGGCTATAGTAAGTGAACAGAAAGAGATAATAGCTGACGTTAGTCATCTTAAAGGCAAAATTGACCTGGTAGACAATGAGGCAAGATTCAGAAGTGACTCAATTGAGAAAATGACACAGCTTGAAATCAAACATCTAGCTGAGCACATCAGTGAGTTAACTCAATCAGTGAAAAAACTAATCGAAATACAACTAGTAAGATGACACTAAGAGACAGATGGTGTGCCAAGACTCCTAACTTTTGGCTAAGAGTTCGCAATTTATCAATAACTATTGGTACTATTGGAGCTGTTTTATTGACTTCACCATTTACACTACCTACTATTGTAGTAGATATGGCTGGATACTTAGTAACAGCTGGCACAATTGGAGCTACTCTATCTCAACTAACAGTTCAAA